TCCCCTGTAATTCACGAGGACCCCAATGGAACTTGGGTTGTTAATACAGTACCTAGTACTACTAGTTTTACGTATGACCTTCCAGCTGCTTTTCAAGCAGCAGCTACTTATACGGTCAGCGCACTTTCACTTATATCTCCAGGGTTCAAGCTAGTAGCTAGTGGAGCATACAGCCAGCCCACGCAGCTTGCTCCCCAGAAAGTCCACATAACGGACGGTAAGGCAACGGCTGAGTTCAACTCTTTAGCCGATATGAACGGGACTAAAGTAGGAGACATAATCGAGATTGAAGACAATGGCGCATCTACCTTCACGGTAGGAACAGACTACGTAATATCTTCTAGGGACGAAACTAACTTTGAGCTTGAGTTCTACGTTCAAGAACCAGATGCCTCTAATTTGACTAATGTTATTTTCCAGCAGCACGTATCTCAGGGCCTTGGGTTTACTCATATGCCTGCACCAGAGTACGCAGCATATCACCAGCGTAGGCTGGTAATGCCATTCAAGTACAGCGTAGACGATGCAGTTGATACCTTTACTTACCGCAAGATCCTAGACGAAGTAATTATTTCTGACATCTTGGACTCGGATACATACGATCAAATCTACGGACAGTACAGGTTTAATGCAGGTACAGCGGACTTTAACGTAGCCCTGCACTCCTTCTCGGATGACAAGCTACTGGTGTTTAACCGCAATAGTATTCACTTAGTGAGTGGTGCTGGACAGGGTGCATCAGTTCAATTAATCACCAATGAAGTAGGGTGCGTAGCAAGGCAGAGCATTGTGCAGATAGGTAACAACGTAATGTTCCTTTCGGACAACGGTGTATACGGTGCTAACTTCCAGGACCTTTACAATCTGCGTGGCAACGAAGTGCCACTAAGCTCAAGCATTAATCCAACTATAGAGCGGATTAATAGAAGCGTGTGGGACAAGAGCGTAGCAGTATACTTTGACAATAGGTACTACATAGCGGTCCCTCTGGATGGCAGCCAAGTCAACAACGCTATCTTAATTTTCAACTTTCTTAACAAGCAGTGGGAAAGTATCGACAGCACCTCGGACTCCAACTGGAACATAGCCAACTTGATTGTTGCTGGTAAGGAGAATGCCCGTGCGGTTTATGCAGTAAATACACTCGGTGGTCTGCACAAGCTAGATGCCCGTGTAGATGCAGTGGACTTGCTTGCTACTGAAATCCCAGTAGAGGGTCAAGAGTTAGCCGTACAGCACGACATACCAGCCTCCGTTACCACAAGGCAGTTCACAATGGGAAGTATGAACCGCAAGCGTTGGAACAACTTTGAGCTGCACGTGCAGTCATCTGTGGATAATGAGTCCGACCTGAGCATTAGCGCAGAGCTAGAAAACATTGACGCAGTAGTAAATCTTGGTACACTGAATGAATTAAACTCAGGTACTAACCTAGCTATTGACGAGGATGTTTCCATACGTGGTAGAATAGGTAACAATCGAGCGTACGGAATGCAAGTAACACTTAACAATACAGTTGGCCGCCCTAGGTTCAGAGCAATTAAGGTTGGTGCAGCTGAAGCATTTAGATCAACAAATACAGCAATATAAGATATGGCAATCATTACTACAAACGGATCATTTGGTGCAACCGATGCGGTTACATCAACAACTCTTAATGCTGTTGCGGATGCAGCTACATTTAGCGACCCAGTTGACGGCACAAGCCTTGAGCTAAAGGGTGACGGCAAGCTTGGTATTAAGGACGCAGGAGTAACTAAAGCTAAAATTGAAAACATCTCTGCTCCATTGAGAGTTTTAGGTCGTACTACAGCGGGTGCAGGCGTAGCTGAAGAGGTTACTATTAATGATAATGATGACCTTTCTGGCGCATCAGCTATTACCCTAGCTACGGACCAAAGCATTAAGGCTTATGTAGATAGTTCTAGTATTACTAAAACTACAGGTACTGCTCCTTACTATGGTTGCAGGGCTTTTGCATCTTATAACGGATCTACTGGTGCGCTTAATAATGGAGCCAATATTGCCAGTGTAACCAAAAATTCAACTGGTACTTATACTTTTAATTTTGATGTAGATATGCCTGATGTAAACTACAGCCTAGTTGTCGGTGGTACATTTTCTGGTCAAACTGGTAATGCCTATATATCAGCATTCCAAACTTTCAGTAAAACAACTTCCAGTTTTCAAATTAAAACTACTGGCAGCGGACCTAGTGGTGGTCTTATAGATCAGGTAATTGTAGACGTTGCAGTCTTTCGCTAATGCACCTACTCTTTCAACCAGCTTAACAATTTAAATTATGCCCATTATAAATAAAGGAACAGCGTTCTCTAACGGAGAACAACTTACGGCTGACAAGATTAATAACCTGTTGGAACTAGCTACGTTTAACCAGTCAGCTGCTGACAGTGCCTCGACTACAGTTAATTCTGCTAGTCAGATTGTAGTAGCGGACAGCGGTATTACTACTGCTAAGCTGGCTACGGATGCTGTAGAAACAGCCAAGATTAAAGATGCCAACGTGACCTTTGCAAAACTTGCTGATGTTATCGACGATGACACAATGGCTACGGCTACTGCTACTACCTTGGCTACTTCCGAAAGCATTAAGGCTTATGTGGACTCAACCACTACTCCACGATCCAAATTTATTACCCTTACTGGTGGAACTCACGCCTTAAATTCTGGTAACTTAACGGCTCAAACATTAACTTGGAATATAGCTGATTTTACTTCTTCTGATGTAGACTTTGATACAACTAAAATCACTACAATTGTAATTGAAGCCTTCGTAGGAGATGATAATGAAAATGCTTCCTATATTACAGTTACATTGCCAAATAATACGGAAACCTTCATAGCGTATAGTCACGTTTATGGCTTTGATAATAACAAGGGAAAAAATTCAGCAACATATAACTTACCAATTAATGAAAATCAGGGAAGTTTTGATCTCAGATTTAGTGGTGGTACTTCAAATCAAGCGATTATAAAGGGAGCAATTATTAACTAACCTAATGAACCCCCTCCTTCAGACAGAGTTGCGATAAATGAACCCCCTCCTTCAATCAGTACAACTAGCGTTGCAAAACGCTACGCAAAAGGAAGCCCTTGTCTTTATCGACAAGGTAGTGGACTTCTGTATTGAAAAGGAGAACGGCAAGGTACTGGACGGATGGCCTCGTGACTTAATACAACTTCTTGTGGCCTACCATATGGCCAAGGATACCTTCATTGTAGAGCAGGACGCAGAGGGTAATATCCTAGGTGTCTTTATGTGGTATAATTGCGACAAGGACGATGACTGGTTCTTTGTTCAGAACTGGGAGTCGGACAAGGAAGACGGCAATGCAATCTTTATGGCCTTCCTATTTGCGGAGGACAATCAAACTTTTAAACAAATGACACATAACTTCATTATTCAATGCCCTGAGGTTATGCAAAAGAAACTACTGGGCATACGATACAGGCAAGGTGCTCCCACTAAAGTGGTATACAGCACTGCATTATTCAACAAAATCTTAGGAATATAATATTATGGGAGGCGGAAAAGGCGGATCATCAGCACCACCACCAATTGACCCTGGAAAGTCAATGGGTGAATACTTATTCGGCAAGAGCTTTAGTGGCTCTTACCAGGGCATCACGGACCCTCGCTTGCAGGAGCGATTGATTGGTGCTGAACGGACGTACCGTCCGCAGTACACCGCCCTAGAGCTAGCTGACATTGGCGTAATGGCCCGTGGTATTGAAGGTGGGACAGTCAACCCTGAGTACGAACGCCTAAAGAATGAACTAGCTGGACTTAAGGCAGGACAGGAATACGAAACAATGAGCAGCTCTGAGCGTAAGGCTGCTATTGAAGCTTCTGCTAATAGTCTATTCCCCAGCAAGAAGCGTTCGAGTGGTCTGCGAGGTCGCAAAGGCGGTGGGTCGTCGGCTTACGATAGGGAGCAAGCCAAGAAAAGAGCTGAGTACATTGCTGCCGCTGGAGATCCAGGTAAGGATAGTGCAGTACGTATTGCACAGATCGAGACACAGATGCAAGGTATGTCTCCTACCCTTGGGGGTACTCCTGGATTGTTTGAACTCCTTGAAGAGCAGTCAACCCGTGCAGGCAAGTTGCAACGTGAGCAGTTGCAGTTGCAGCGTGAGTCAGATGTAGGCGCACTACAGGAGTTCGCTCCTCAAGTAGTAGAGGCCTACCGTGAAGCTGACCCCTACAGCACAGGACTAGCCGAGCAGCAGACTGCTATGGCTGAGGATCTTTATCAGCGTTCTCAGGGTCTTAACCCAGAGCAACAACGTCTAGTAGATCAGCAGGCACTAGGAATGGCACAACGTCAGGGCCGTGTAACGGACCAGAGTGCAGTTGCTGGGCAACTACTTGGACGTGAGCAGTACCTATCTGGCCTTCGTGGTCAAGCAGCAGGTATGGGACAACAGGCTTTCGGTATGAACCGTCAGCTTGCTGGTGACGTAGGTATGACTATCTTAGGTCGCCCTTCTTCATCTATTAACCTTGGCGGTCAAATGCTAGGACAGGCACAGCAGGGCGCAGCAGGACCTATGGGACCTCAGTTGTTCGATCCTAATGTAGGGTTGAATATGGCTATGCAACAGCGTGGTCAGGACGTTACGTTCCAAGGTATGCAGGCTCAGGCTAAGGCAGCAGGGCAGGCAGGAATAATGGGTGCAGCTGGTAGTATTGCTGGCGGAATGATAGCCGCCTGCTGGGTAGCCCGTGAGGTCTACGGAATTGAAAGCGGCAAGTGGATGCAGTTCCGTGAATGGATGCTTAACGATTCCCCAAGCTGGTTCCGTAAGCTGTACTTAAAGTACGGCGAACGCTTTGCTAAGTTCATCTCCAATAAACCTCGTATCAAATCAATCATCCGCAACTGGATGAATACAAAGATTAAATAGTTATGGCATTTCAAGCAGGTACACAAGTAGATCCCCGTCTAATGCAGGCGGATTACAGCGGCTTTACAAACGCCGCTAACATACGAGCTAACGCACTAGCTAACCTTGGTCAGCAGATCGGTGAAGGCATTGAGAAGTATCAGAAGAAAAAAGAGGATAAAGCCAATGAAGATGGAATGGTTGATTTCCTTGTGCAGACGGGAGCCTTTGGAAATGCAACACCAGAAGAAATTAGGAAAGGTGTAAAAGGAGCTGGTGGCGGAAGTAAGTTACTAGGCATGAACAAGTTGATACAAGACATGACCTCCGCAAGTCAAATGCAAGAGGGTAGAGTAAAGGCTCTAGAATTAGCAAATCAATCCCTGGAACAACAAATAGGTCAACGTGGATCATTGTTTGATTCTCAATTATCTTCGGCTCAAACCGCAGCATTGCAAGCAAAGGAAAACTTGGCTCAAAGTGTGGCCACAAATCCCATGCTACGTAAAGGCATAGGACTTAGGAATCTGCAAACCGAGCAAGCTACAAGTATTGCGGCCAACGCTGATGCCAGAGCAGACGCAGTGGCTGAGCAAGGTATAGCTAGTTCTATAGCTTCCATGAATCAGCAAGAGAAGGCTGGTTTACGAGCCGATGCTCAAGAGGCACGAGCGGTTATTTTAGCTGGGCAAACTCAAAAGGAAAGAGTCCAACGCATGGAAATTGCAAGGTCCGCTGAGGACAGGGCAGTTGCCGCAATGTACCAACGAGATCCTGTTAGCGCAAAGAAGCTCCAAAGTGCACAAGAGTACATGGATACAAATGATCTAGTATTTGTCGATGGACAATTATATAAGAAAAGCGGATGGTTTAATGGCAGTGCAACTCGTGTAGATAATCCTTCTCATCTACGCATAGAAGGAATGCAAACGCTTAGAGACATAAGTATTAATCCTGAGGGTGCCCAAGGCGGTAATTCTGCTCTTCCACCAGGCTATGCAATTGAACCTCTAGATGGTCAAGCATCAGGCACTAACCAAGATTCTAATGCAGTAACAAATGCTGAACTTCAAAGTGTAGTACCTTCTAATCCTGAAGGATCAAGGGCTGGACGTTTTGTGAGTGGCATTGGTAATGCTTTAAAAATGGGAGGACTAACAGCTCAACAGATGGCCGAAACTGGTTTTGCTGCTGTACCTGCTGGATTTGAATACTTATTTGGTTCAGATAATCCATCATATGGTAATAAACTTAAGGAATACGAAGATAGTATTAGGAATTTAAAAACTGACATGAGTAATACTATATTTTAATTAATCTAGTAACTCTATTAATCAATTTACATTCTAATTTAAATATATGCCAGTAAGTATAGTAACTGACCCTCAAGGTAAGCAATACAAAGTCACGCACCCAGAGGGTGCTTCTGAAAGTGATATCTTTAATGTTTTACAGCAGCAAACTACTCAACAAAGTTTACCGCCTAAGGTTATAGATGCAGAAGATCCTCTTGCTTTAGACGTTGTTAAGGGATTATTTACTGGTGCAGCTGAGTCTACTGTTAGTACTATTGCTGGCATTACCCAGTGGGCAGGACAAGTTTATCAAAGCGATAGTATGCTTGAGGCCGCTCAGGATCTACGGCAGTACGGTCAAGGCATTGGTGAAAACGTTGGATTAGATAGAGAGTTTGGAGAATCCTTTGCAGGGCAAGTGTTCCGTGGCATTGGTCAATTACCAGTTACCGCTGCTGCTGGTGCAGCAGGCTTTGCTGCGGGTAACGTTCCTGGAATGATAGGTGCAGCGGCTCTTACTACAGGTGGTCAAATGTCATCTGAGTTTCTTGGCGATATGGAGCAGACGCTTCAAAAAGGATACACGGACTTTGATGAAAATGAAAAGGATCAAGCTCTTGTTGGTATGCTTGCTCAGACTGCAATTGGTACTGCCCTTGAGACAGCAGCATTAGGCAAGATAATGCGTCCTGTCTTGAGACAACTTCAAAAGGGTGGCGTATCTAATAAGGCTCTAAAGAAAGCTATTGAAAAGCAAAAGAGTGCACTTCGTCAAATGGGGGAATCCTCATTGGCAGAAGGCGGCACTGAAGCACTGCAAGGGCAGTCGCTTGATACCATTGCATCTTTACTGTACGACGAAGACCGTGAGCTTGTGTCAATGGACGTACTCAGGAAGCGTGCTTTAGAGTTCGGCGTAGGTGCTGTAGTAGGTGGGACAGTGAGCGGAGGGGTACAACTTATTGGAGGTGCACCAAGTGCACCATCAGGCGGAACAAAGGCAGACTTAAATAAACCAGTTCAAGAAAGATCAGAGCTTACTATCCCCGATGCGGTTACAGTAACCTACAAGCCAATTGATGGTCCAGTAAAGACGGTATCATTGGCCATTGATGCTGGCCAAGATCCAAGGGCAGCAGTCGAAGCAGAACTAGCTGGTCGGTACGATACAACGTACCCAATGCAAATTGATACAGTTAGTGCACCTGTGCCTGTTGGCCCTGAACAAGAGCTAGACCTACCTGACCAAGCACCCGATCCTACACGGGAGCAAGTACCAGTGCAGCCAGAGGCTGCTGTAGAGCAGGCACCAGAGCCAGATGTTTTAGATTTAGATCCAGAGCAAGAACTATCCAACATACAGACCAGAGCTAAACAAGCTGGTATGAGCGAAGAGCAGTTTCGCCGTGAGGCTCCAGCGGTAGTTGATCAATTAGAAAAGCGTGCTAGAGAACAAGCACCAGCAGTACGTGGTAACTTCCGTATCTCTCCAAGGATGTCTCAGTCTAAACCAAGGTACAGCGGTCAGAAGGTTGCATATAACTCGGACCTTGAGCTTGCTGTTTATATGGCAAATGGCAAAGGCAAGAACGCTTCTAGGGTTCGGTCAGAGTTAATTGAAGCTGGGTATTCACCTGCTGAAATTAATGCAATGGGCAAGGAAGTACGTGCGCAGATGAAGAAGGGTTATAACCCTAACAGCAGAAAGCCTATCTCGGTTGCTATTGCACAAGATGTAACGGCTGAAGTGGCAGGCGTGGACCGCCTGTCAATGTCTTTCAAGGATGTTTTGAAGCGCACTCCAGAGATCCAAGAGCAAGCCAAGATACTTAAGGAAAACATTAAGGCTGGTGATCGTCAGCAAAGCCGCAGGTTAGCAGAGGTTGCGGATGAGTTTAAACCAGTGCACGCTTATGATTTTGTGCCTGCCCCTGAGACTAACTCGGAAATGCGCACTGCCTTGAAAGAGAATCAAGTTCCTCTCTTTAACGCAGTAGTTCCTGACGGAAAGCTAGTAGCTATGCGTTTGGATATTCCCGCATACAAATATTACGGAACTTGGATTCCTGTAATTCACGAACCGAAAGGTAACAGTTTTCAGGCTGGTAATCCACTTTCGTATAAATCTACAGGGGTTCTTGAAAACGTGCAGCTTGGCGTGGCTGGAAAAAACGGCCTCGCCGCCTTAAACATAGCAACTGGAAAAGACAAAACTACTATAGCTACGATTCGGGGAACATACAAAAATGTAACTTCTACTCAAGCTAAGAAGATGGCCGACAAGGCCCTCAAAGATCCGTCTTACATACAGGTAGGTATGGACCCAGAGCGCAGAGGTTACTTCTATAACCGTGAGACAATGCAGGAGGTGGTCGCAGGCGACCAAGCTATTCAGATCGGACCGCTTGTCCTAGTTAAGAATCCTCAGTACGGAGCTACACCAAGTAATGAGTGGCTGTCTCTAGGACCAGACGTAGTGGCCGAGGCGGCACCATTAGATAAGGCCGAGGGAGAACCGCTCTATGAATTTGTAGATCCGTTTAACGGCTACCCTCAAACAAGCCCTATGACTCTTCAAGAAGTTCGTGAAGCGATGTCTGACGAGGATAAAAGCTATGACAGATATGGTGTTGTCCTGGATTACAGGAACATGAGGGAATACAGAACGAATGAACAAATTGAAGGAGACGTGGTGGCCGAGGCGGCACCTTCAAAGCCCAAAGAAAAGAAAGTAACACGGGACTACGATCTACTAAGTTCTCCTTTTATCAGCGATTACAGTGGCCCTGGACCCACTGATACTTCCGTTCCAGACTATGGTTCCTTTCATTATGTTGTGTCAAGTCCACAACAGCAGGAATTAAATGCAGCGATTGCATCGGGGGCCGTAGATAATCTAGCCGACCAAGTAGCAAATGAAGCTGCTACTATGATGAATGACCCAGCCATTGCTGCTGGAATTGGTTGGTATGGTAGAATGCGTCAACGCCTCAGTCAGATATTTGGCAATGACTTGCCAATCTTTACTCAGTTATTAGGAACTACTTCTGCTCAAACACCAGTTGAAACTAACTTTCGTTTTAGCGTAGATCTATATAATAGATTTAAAGCGGGAGAGTTTGATGCAAATATTAAAGAGTACTTAAAGTTGTATGGCCAAATGAAGGCTGGTACACTCGGGGATTTACTACTTAAAGATAAGGTAAAGAACAGTAAGGGTGTGCTATACACACCTGAGATGATTAAGAAGTCTGAGCCGAGTGCTTTACTAAGCTCGGCTGCCGAGCATTATAACTTGGAGCCAGCGCAAACTAGCGGTAAAAAATACGGAACAAACTCTTACCCTGCATTAAAGGCATTGGCCCAAGTCTGGTTTAATGAGAGACTAAGCAAGGACAAGATGACCCCTAAGACACCTCAGTTCACGATGAACTTGAATGGTGAATCTCTGGAGGCAACAATTGATGTATGGGCTGCTCGTCTATTGCGTAGGGTTATCTACGCTGGGCAGGCGGATGCTAGGATTCTTCCATCTCAAGAGACAGCAGTAAATAATCCTGACTTTGCATTAGGGCAGTTAGTTTTTCGTAGGGCAGCACAAAAGCTGAACATGAACCCAGACGATTTGCAGGCTTTAGTATGGTTTGGAGAAAAACAAATATGGGATCGCAACGGGTGGACTGGTGCAGCGGGTGCACTTAAGTCTTCCTTTGATGAGCCAGCCGATGTCTTCTATCCTGTCGATGGATCGACGAGGAGTGAAGCAGATGCTAACTTGATACTTGATTTCTTAGCTAAAGAACGTTTAGTTAAACGTGACATTGAGTTCCCTGATGCCGTAGCAAAAACAAGACAAAATGAAAACAGAAAAGAATATGACAAATTCCTTAGACAACGTGTTATCTCTGATTACCTCAAATCCAGAGGAAGCGGAGCGGTATATGAAAGCAGCTCAGTTGAATCAAACAGAAAACGACAAGTTACAAGATCAATTAACAGGCTCTCAAGCTACACAGGTAAGGTCAGTTATAAAAATGGGACTGGCAAAGAACCAAAAGGAAGCCTTAAAGTTGTTAAGCGAGGCCCCGTTCTAGGCGAGAATAGATTCGCAAGAATTGCGAAAGATAATAAAGACGGGAATAAATTTGGATCATCTGTTGATGTATTCAAAGCTTCTGATTATAAAGGTTATGATCTAATCATTACCTCTAGCGAGCGTGGCGAAAGTGTTACTATGGCAATCTCCCCAGATGGAGAACTATCCAGTGTAACTAAATCTTCTAATGCTACAGCTCAAGATGTAGATGCAGCCTTTGATATGGCTATCTCTACTGGTAAGGTTAAGTTTTTAAATGGATTTGAAACTGTTCTTCCCGTCAAGTACGCAAGCTATGGATTTACTCCAGTCGCTAGATTAAAGTTTAATCCTGAGTTTCAACCCGATGGTTGGTCTACTCAAACTTATAGAAACTTCAATGGAGGTCAGCCAGACGTAGTGTTTATGCGTTTCGATGGAACGGTCGGAAGTGAATACGATGGAACTGGCTTTCCAGAAGTAGATACATACGAAGAGGGAGTAAGACTAGCCAGTCAAGAAGACGTAACAGCTCAGGCTACTGACACCGAGGTAGAGGACCGTGGTCCCAGAGATACCTACGACAATGGCGGCCAAGTACAGGATGCCATCGAGAAGGAGTTCTTTCCTATAGGCGATAAGATCAGTACTCCTATCGTTATGCGAATGGGGAACACCGACTATGTAGCACGTTACAATGCTACTAGGGGGATCATTGAGTACAACCCTATGCTGCTGCTTAAACGCAGCAAGGCTGGCGTACGTGCAGCAATGCGTGAAGAAATAATTCACGCTGCTATGCACCAAGTCCTAATGGTTTCGGCCAGAAAGAAATTCTCTATGGCCGAGGGAGGCAAGGTATGGAGAGACTTCTTCGATGCCTATGGTAAAACCCTTACCGATGTAGAGCTTTCGGATATTAAAGATGTGTACCAGAACATCAAGCCCGAGGACTATGTTGCCTATGGCTCAGAGTACAGCCGTGCAGTAATACAGAATTTATTATATGGAGAGTTTTCCGAGCAGTACCAAATGGAAAGCCAAGGCGGTCCAGCTTGGAATGCCATCGTACAACTACTTCGCTCGGTACAGGCTTATATGGCTAAGGTACTGGGGCCAATGATCAAGACTAACCCTGAAGCTGCACAGGTCATTGTTGACTCTGTGGAGCTGCTGAAGGCAGCAGACCCTGCACTCCGACCCAAGAATCAGGACGTGGTAGCACGGGCTTACGATGCAACAGACAAGAACACTGCCAAGGAGAACACCGAAGCGGGTGAAAGGGTAGGCCAGGATGCATCTGAGCGCATCCGTGAAGAGCGCAAGTGGCTCGACGGTGCCTTCCGTAAGACTGCATCGAAGTACCTGACTCCAGTCATTACACGACTGAATCGTATCAATCCGATGTTTGGTCGTATACTTCAGAACTTAGACTCTGCTATTCGCATGCGGTCTATAGGGTACAGGAAGCAGACAGAGATGTTCTTTAATAAGTTGAATGCTGTTAAGGGTGCAGAGTTCCAAGAACTCAAGCAGCTTATGTTCTTTAGCCCTACTCCAGAGGAGGCAAACCTTCCGTCCAATAAAGCTAAGATGCAGCGCAGGGATGCGCTACTTCACAAGCACGGCTTACTTAATATGTACCGCTTGGACGTACAGCCTATCTTGGAGGAGATATATACTGAGTACAATGAACTCGGTATGCCTAAGATTGGTTACCTTGAGGACTACTTCCCTCGTGTAATCAAAGATCTTGAGGGCCTAATTAAATCCTACGGGCATAAGACTAAGCGTACCTTTGAGCTGCTGGTCAACGAAGAGAACATTCGTCGTAGTGAAATGAAGGATGCAGATGGTAACCCTGCACCTCTGCCTGAAATGCAAGAGACCGAGCGTGCACGTTTCTTTCAGGACTTCCTGCAAGGTAAGTTCCGTTTGGATCTTAACGGTGTTAAACTTCCAGGCAATGTTAAGGCACGTGAGATTCAGTTGATACCAGAGGACAAGCTAAAGTTCTACGACAACCCAGGCATTGCCTTTGGCAAGTACACTACGAACATGAGCCGAGCGATTGAAAGCTTCAAGGTTGTGGGTGATACTAAGAAGGGCGAGGGTCGCTTACTAGGTGAGCTTGGTAAACTTACCGAGCAACTATTTACCGCAGGTCAAATTGATCAAGCGGATGCAAATGAACTCAAGAGCTTGACCGAGTTGATTACGTCTCAGTTCCAAGCGGAGAATGAAATTTTAAAGAGCCTCGGTACGCTTACGTACATGGCTACACTTATCAACCCTGGCCCTGTGCTCGTACAGATTATGGACTTGTACAAGGTGGCACTGTACCGTGGACTTGGTGGAGTAGTCTCTGGCACCTACCGTACCGTTACAGGTAACCGTAGGTTCGACATCGAGAGGGACTTCGGTATTGCTAAGACTCAGCTATCTGCTGAGTTTGAAGATCCTAGTTTCCTAACCAAGGCACTGGACTTTGGTCTTAGCCGTCTGGTCCCGTTCCGTCAAATGGATACAGCTATGAAGCACGCTAGTGTCGAGGCTGCCTACGATGACTTCGTCAAGAAAGCCAATGCACCAGTAGGATCTAAGAAGCACCAGCAGTTGGTTGACTACCTTACTATTAAAATGGGTCCAGAGGGTGCACGGAAGGCCATCAGCGATCTCAAGTTAGATAGGGCGGCAGAGAGCAAAGAGATTAAGGAGGCACTACTATCCGAACTACTTGAGCGGCAGCCGCTGACTTACTTGCAGGTGCCAGAGGGATACCAGACTGATCCGAGCAAGCGTCTGTTCTACAAGCTTAGTACCTTTATGCTACTGGACTTGAACTACAACAGACAGGAGTTTATGAATGACCTTGGTGGCCCAGGAAAAACATTGCAGCAACGTACCGTTGCGCTACGTAGGCTCGCATATATGGCTACCCTGTTGACTATGTTTGGCCTACCATCGGACTTACTCGATGACTGGATTGCAGGCAAGGATACCTATATCCCCGAGCACGTAATGAATAATATGCTGGGTATGTTTGGACTGTCTAGGTACACTACTTCTAGTGCACTGAATAAGGGTGTAGTAGAAAGTGTAATTCAACGCTTCACTCCTCCTGCGATTAACATTATGATCGACGGTGAACAGTCACTGAGATCGTGGGTCAAGGGCGACAAGGAACTGTTCGAGATTAAATCTTGGCGTAACTCTCCTCTGTCTGACGTATGGTACTACCGCACTGGAGGTGGCGTAGAGTCCCAGAGGAAGTACCAAAAGAAGCAAAGGAAAGAAGGAGTAACTCCTACCTTTGATCGCTAGGTCCTAAAACAAGTTTGGCCTCCCTTAATTAAAAGGGAGGCCAAGTTTTTTGGGGACTTGAACTATGAAAAAAAGCCCCCTGCACTGTACACATAACGTAACATAACACAAACCTTATTGCTAAGGTAACTTCACTATGTTGGTCCTGTGATACAACGCAAGTAATACTAGCATTTGCTTACGATATGAATGCAATTCATAGGGATATCATAGAAGTATTCACCCTTTGATATCATTCGATTAGGTACTTCAACTAGCCTGTCATCTGTCAGCAGCTCCCCAGCTATACGCATAGCGTGACTGTACTCTGCGTTCCAGATGTAGAACAGGACTCGCATATCCAGCTTGGCAAACTTCTGCTTACGCTGCGGGATGTGCACTGTAGGCCAAGGGAATACTGGACCTTTCCACACGAGCTTGCACTCGCACTCGACATAGCAAATGTCCTCAATGATAAGGTCAGCGCAGTACTTGTCGGGGTTATCTATGGCAGTGTATCCCATTCGGGATAAGTACTGCTTGGTTGCTTCTCTGGCGGGGCTGTCCGTCAGGTCGAACATTTCCATGTCGAATCTCTTATGTTTCATAATTATCTTTGGGTTATGTATACGAGAATAAAGATACAAATATACGTGGTTCACTCGATATCATTTTAAACCTCATTGGTTTAATATGGGTGGATGAAACTACTACTTCTCCTTTCGATTATCTTATCTCCTTTAACTTCACTGGCTGATCCAGCAATAAAGATTCTCTGCGATAGCGGATTAACGCATTCAATTGCACAGGCTAAAACTATATATGCTAACAGCGGTGACCACGTTTTCTATAAGGAGGTAGAAGCAACCGATGGTATGCTTCTGCTTACAGAGGATGGAGTCGTGAAATTTAAATCGGGGAATGGCAATCGAGTTGTTGTAGCAATTGTTAAGAACTACTCGTAGCAATCTTTTGATACTTTCATAATGTGTGCTCCCTACTGGGCTGGTTGTTTGGTTAAAAAAAGTCCCCAGTGGTGATCAGATCCACTGCTACCTGTTCTCAGATAGTAACCATCACTTGAATATCTCAGACACACCATAGTGATCGTAGCGTCTTCAAGGAGAGGATATAGGGAAAGGTTGAATAATGTGTGCTCCCTACTGGGCTTTGATTTCTTTTAGTTTAGTTAGCTCTTCCTCCATCTTGTCGAGGGCCTCGGTCAGCATGAACTCCAGCGTAGCGTGCGTCTTGCCAGTGGTCACTCCCTGCCAGTACTCTAGTTTAATCTTCTTCGATAGTTTCATTGGTTTTGTATTTGATTTGTACACCAGCCTCGGTGCATACGTTTTGAAGTGCAGAGCAATAGATGGTGCAGTCCTCTGCCTTGGATTCAATGCGTGCCCGTACCCTGTCGAGTCCGTGCGTTACACTGGTGCGGTGCCTGTTGACTAGGCGTGAGATCTCTTCGTGCGTGCAGTTGTGCAGGTGCATTACATATGCAAGTGCATCTCTGGCATACGATGCCCGTCTAGTGCGGGACTTGCCACGAATGATGTTATGTTTAGTGCCGAACTCTTCGGCTACGATTTCAGTTAGTTTAATTTTGTTTAGCATTACTTTATAATTCCTACGCAGTGATATAGTTTGAAGATTCCACGAACGTCACGTTCGCCTTCTCGATTCTTTGCAACTGAGTATTGCAACTCAGTGTAAGGTCCTTCGGGGTCAACCTTCTTGGCTGACTCGATGTCCCCATTCTTAGGCCACATAAGGATGACTGCGTCTGCGTCATTCTCAATGTCACCAGAGTCCTTTAGGTCGTACAGTGACAGGCCGCTTTCACGCTTGGCACCTTCACGGTTGACCTGTGCTAACAGCAGGATGCCGATCTCCAGCTCCACTGCTATCTGCTTTATCTTGTGAGAGATAGATGAGATACCCTCGGTCTTACCTACGTTCTTCCCGAATGGGATTAGTTGCAGGTAGTCAATGACCACGAGCTTAACTCCGTGCGTACGTACCAGTAGTCTGATCTGACTCCGTAGATCATCTGCCCCCTTGACTGCGTGCACAGTGTAGATGGGCAGGCTTGCCAGCAGTTCGTTGGCTGCGTGCACTGACTTCACCTTGGCGGGTGTAGCTACGTTCTCTTCGATCTGGCGTAGGTTGACACCGCTGAGTGTCTGGATCATACGCCTTGCGATTTGCTTCTGTGGCATCTCAAAAGAGAAGATGGCAGAAGGTACGGACTCTATCTTACTTGCACGTAGTGCAATGTTAATGGCCACGGCGGACTTGCCGCAGGAGGTAGGTGCAGCGATGATACATACTTCACCTGCTCCGATGCCTCCCATACCTAGCTTCTCGTCTAGGTGCGGGATGTGCGTACGTACTACGTCCTTGACGTAGGTTCCCTCTTGCATCTGCTTGAACTCTTCTTGCAGTAGCTCGACTGAGTTGGAGATCTTCTCAACCCCAGACTCGGTTCCGTTGACCGCACTCAGTTCGCTGTCGATCTGTCCTTGGATCTCGGCTGAATCCATTTGCTCTGATGCGCTGCGCTCGGCTGCCAGCTTGTAGGCTCGGTGCATCCTGCGTAGGTTACTCTTCTCCTTTACTATGCCTGCATAGTTGAGGACTCTGAAGGGTGTGTCGGCGGCCCCAGCTAAGGCCATTACACCTGCGATGCCTCCGACTTCGTCGAGGCTGTTGTTAGCCTTGAGACGTTCGACAAGATTGATCTCGTCGATAGGTTGGCCTGCCCCCGATAGCTCAGCTATAGCTTGGTAAGCAAGCTGGTGCCGTAGGGCATAGAAGTCATCGGGCTGTACGATCCCAGAGATACTGTCGTATGCATCTGAGTCATCCCCGAGTAAGCAGCAGGCAATCAATGCCCGCTCTGCTGATAAATTGTTTGGTAGTACTGTGTCTGGTTCTAGTAAGTCGTGTATGTTTGTCATAGTTTTTCATAGTTTATAAATCCCAAGTGCCAGCTACAGGATCGGACTGCAGCTGGCGAGTAGGGTAGTTATGGTTGGCTGTTTCTTTCGATCATACCTAGGGCGATCAGTGAATAGCCAATGAGATCTCGGAAGATGTCTTTGGCTTGGTCGCCTTCGGTGCATACGGATAGCTTGCCTTCATTGCAGTAAGCCTTGGCTCGCTGGAATTTGTCAGCCATGCGTACGCATATCCCAGTGAGGGGATCTACACCGAACTCCAAGCTTTCATCGAAGTTCGCAAAGGGGTTGCTGTTTTCTGAGCCTCCCGTGTAGTCACTGTTCTTACGACCAGTCATTTCCAATATGGAAACAACTTCATCGTGGCGGAATTTCTCCCACCATACCTTATCAAAGTCTAGCATCTAGAAGCTGATAGGATCGTCGCTCATTGGGGCAACTCCAGATGAAACTACGTCTGGCTTTGCTTCCTTCGGGTCGAACGCTACAGACAAAAAAGCTTTGCCTGCCTTGCTGGTTTTCTTCCAGCCCTTGAACCAGTACTCCTTGCCGTCAACTTCGCAAGAGCCTGTGAGATCGGGGTGAGTCTCCTTCTCCTTACGGTCGTTAGGGAAGAGTGCACCACTGTTGTTGTTGTCGTATGTTTGTGTTTCCATTATATTAACCCATCCAGGGTTTGTGTTTTCTTTTTGTAGGAAGGTTCGCCCTTCCCGTGAGTGTTTGTTGCATCTGGATCTTTGGTATCGTCGATGCATAGCAGGCCGTTAAGAGCGTACTTACGTGCGTAGGAGGAGGCACTGCCAGTAATCTGTGCTTGATCCATTCCCTTCTTTGTCTCGGCGTGCTCTGCAAATCCATCTGCGGTAAACGGTGTGCCGCCATCGTGATGCAGGCAGGCCGTAGACTTAACAAAGATGCGTCCTTCAAGTGCCACCAGTGCGTCAGTCAATATGAGTGCTGCTCCGTGCTTCTGTAGTAGGGGCTTAACCGCACTGAGGATATCCTCGGCTGATCGGTACGAGTAGTTGCCGAAGTTATTCTTCTGGCCTTTGGGAGCTTTCAGCTCCGACTGTATCTGTTGTAATATGTTCATATGTTTTATGTGTTATGTGTTATTGGTTAGGTGCACTGCTTGATAAAAGCAGTACGAAAATACTGTGTGCGCTCGGCTGCATTCTTGCAAGAGTTAATATCATCTTCTGCGCATTTCATGTGAATTAATATCTTAATCTGCCTGGCCTTCGGGAATCTCTTAAAGCGTTTGCACTTCTGTGTCAGTCCGACTGGGTGCATCACGTCTGTCCTAGCATTCTCTAGATAGTCTGCTAGGGCACGTAGTGCCTCTGGCAGGGTAGCCTTTGAATTGTTACGACCGAATCTCTTCCAAGAGTTTTCAATCTTACCAGCCCAAGCGTTGCTCTGCCTGTGCAGCACGCCCCGTATCAGTCCAGTATCGTGGCAGTGATCGACTACTGAATCACTTAGACTGCACTTGAAGATCGGGCACACCTTCGGCCTGTTGTCTTCCCTCCACTGCTTGAGTTTGCTGCTTGGGAGGTATTTCATATTCACTTTTCAATTATCTTCACCGTTAAATTTAAGATGTCTTTCATCTTTACGATTGATAGCAGGTCTTTTCTGCCGTTCCTTTGGTATCCTTTATAGAGAGCTTCAGAGCCTCGGCTAACCCTATCTTCTAGATTGCACTTGCCTATTGCCATTTGGTAAAGTGAGTGCCTTCTAACTAAAACAAAATCTTTTACTCTCTCAAAAGCAATTAAGTCTACATTGGATGTTAGCCATCCTTTTTTTCCTGCGGTATTTTTAAATTCAAGCCAGACTAATTCGTCCTGCTCGGAGCTGTCGCTCCTGTTGATTCTCTTGCGAGCTTTAACGTCTATCGTACCTCGATCAGTGATGTAGTCAAAGTGCTTGTATTGCTCATCCAGGGTTGCCTTCCTGTATTTTATACCACGTCTGTCGAGTATATCTTGGAATGATGTCTCTACTTTTTGACCCCTGTTCCAACTAGGACTATCTATAAAATCAAGTGTGTTCATTTGTGGTAGGTATTTCATTTACGCTTATGATTTGTACGTATGCCTTACGCTTGGTGGTTGTGTACCCGCCTCTGTCTGGCTTCTTGGGTGCGAAGAGTTTGAGTGCAGCCTCGGCTGTGTGAGCGTGCTTGATTGCACTACAGATGAATCCCTTCGGCATATCCTTCTGCCTGTATTTGATTTCAAATACCATACCTAGATGTCCGTGTATACCAGTGAGAACCCACCGTACATATGCAGCGGTACAATGTTGTACTCGACCCACTCGATGGCCTCGTCGTACTGCATCTCATCCCGTGTAACGAATACGTCCACGATTAGTTCATAGCTGTAGCACAGGTGCCCAGTGTCGGTGATGCCCAGCACTGCTGAGTCAAGGCCATCCAGTTTGATTGCATCGTCTTGTAAAAAGTATCCGCAGTCATCCCAGTCAATCGGGTATAGGTCTTTCACTTTTTCATCCTCTTGTTCCAGTAAAGTTTTGCCATCAGCTTGGCGTTGGCGATGCCCTGCTTCACGTCCTTTGTATTCCAGACGTGGTGCCAGTGCTTCTTGGTCTCGCAGTCAATGACTACTGACCTGCACTCTGGCGTGTAAGGTAGGTCGTGCTGCTTCTGCACGATGAAAGCTTCGATGGCTAACTGCTCGCAGTCCTTGTCGTATACCTTGGCCTTACCCTTGGTATTGGTGCGGCACTTATAGTCCGCTAGGAATAGCTTACCTTCGTTGTCATAGCCAATGAAGTCCACGCTTCCTGCAATCTTGATAAGCTTGTCTGCCACTACGCACTCGGTGGCAATCGGTTTGACTTCGCAGACCTGCATCCACTCTAGGAATGGTGCTGCCCACTCTTGGTATGGTGACTCCCCGATCTCGTAATCGTGAAGCTGTGCCTGTATCAAATCTTCGATACGTGCGTGCACTGCTGTGCCAAATTCAGAGGATGTTATCAATGATCCATCGGTCGGGTGCTTGCGCATCCCGTAGCATAGGCGTTCGATATCTCGCCAGTGCAGGTAAGGTTTCTCCCTACCTAGTTCGACCATCTTGCTTGGCTTGTAGATGCTGTCTAAAAATTCATCCTTGCAGATGCCAAGTACGGTAGTAACGGACGGAAAAATAGCACGGACTTTGCGAGCCTGTGCTACGGTAGTGATGTCATCCCGAAGGAATGCATCCAGTGTGTCATTGCAGTCATAGAAGTGAGCCATCCAGATATTGAATGACTCACCTTATGACCTGTCAATTATAATTCGTCTGCATCCATGTCCATCAAGTAGTTGATGGCATCTCGCAGCGAGGTAGTGGGGATGATCTCGTCGATGTTGTCTTCGAATGAGTACGTCTCGACCACGTTGAAGTTCCCGTCTACGTCTGTGTTAAACACGATGTGCAGGTGCTTCTCTTGAATGAAGTTGAGGATCTCTTCTGCGCTGCGCTGTGGTAGCGACTGCGGGTGCACGAAGTACTTGTCTCCGTCATCGAGGTCAACGACAAGGCAGTCATCGAATCGGTTGAGGCTGTTAAGGCGTTGAACCATTACGTCCTGTCCGAGTTTGTTGGCTACCCCTGCTGGGTAGGTGTTGATCTGTATTTGTTCCATAGTATTATTGTTGTGGTTGTGGTTGCTCATATTCTGGGTAGTCCTCTCTAAGCCACTCGATGGCATCTGTTACGCCGAACATTAAGTCCCTAATCTCACTGTCAAGAGAAGTATTAACTCCGATTGCGTGGTCGAGAGCCTCTCTGGCTTGTTTCATAAGCTCTAGTTTCTGTGTGTATTTTTCTTGGTTCATTTTATTATTGTTGTTGGTGATAGGCTGAGCGTACCTTGTGGTAGTACTCATTGAGATTTCCTTGCTTTGCATCTTGCCGAGGGTGCTCGACTCGGTGCCGTGCCCCGCCGCCGCCGTTCCAGATGAATGCAACGTGCTTGAGGGTAGGGTGTTCGATGTCCTGTAGGTAGTAGCTAATGACAGTACGGCATACAGCCTCTGATGTCTGTGCATCGAAGGCATCTGAGTGCTGGAGGCTGGCACCTGTGATCCTGTTGTAGTCCTGTATCATTATGTCGTGAATCTGGAGGATGCCGTAGGCTTTGCCTGCGTCCCCGATCTCGGAGCTACGTCCGTTACTCTCGACTTGTATGAGTGCCTGTATGGCACGCTCTAGGGTCTCCCCCGTGCCCGTGAGGCTAGTGCCCACGAGCAGGAGGGCGAAGGCTAGTGCCCTCATAGTACGTCCCCTTCGTTGGACAGGTAACCTGCGTCCACTAGGTCACGTGCTGTGCGCTGGTAGTACCCTTGCAGGCTGTTGATGGTGCCCGTGCTGATCAGTGCCCCGAAGAGCTTGAGGGTATCGTAGGAGTCCAGCTCGCCCATCTCGAAGTCGGTGAGTAGGCTTACTAGGTCTTGTGTGTCTGTTTGTGTGCTCATAATTTTGCTTGGTTGGTGGTTGATTGTAACTTACATCTTTCGATGTATTGGTTCGTAATAACTTTCACATTCACAAAGAATGTCGTCGACTGAATTATATAAGTCATAATCTTCGTCGCTAAGAAGTTGCTCGTGCAGCTCTTCAATTTCGTATGTGAAATACTCTATATCTTCTTTCTCAAAGTTCTTAGACTTGAAGTTTTCTAGCTCTTTTTTCATGATTTCTAATTTGTGGTAGTAACTCATTTTATTATCTTGGTTTATTTTGCTTGACGTGATTGTTTTGGTTATTAGAATTAAGAATGTATTCCTTAAGGAGCCTCCCCCCGAAGGGGGAAAGAGTAAAGGAAAAAGGGAATCCTTAAGGAGTTATTTCCCATTAAGGATAAAGAAGGCGGCAGCCTTGCGGATGACCTTGATGGCTTCCTGTTCGTACAGCTTGCCCCACTGCAAGAGGTCATCGACCTCAATGCATACGGAAGCTAGGCTAAAGAACTCCAAGTAATCCTCTGTCCTCCTGTGCGTGATGGTGACCGAAGGTCTGTCCTGCCCTGTTGGCTCATCAAATGATACGTCGAATAGTACTGTTTTGTATGTGTTCATATTTTATTTCTCGGTGTGTATTGTTAATAGGTCATTGCACTCGTTGTCGGTTACAATTAGGAACTCGGCGGCGAGATCTTCGATCAGCTCCCAGATGCCGTGTGGCTCCCACTCTTCAAATGGTTCCCACTTGTTTTCTCTAATGAAGTCCGTCACGTCTTGCTCGTCTAGCTCGTCGAAGTCTTCTGGCAACGGCTCGCACAGGTAGAATTTTGATGCGGTTATGTATGCTTCTGTATGTGTCATAATTTATCTCTCGGTGTTGGTTATCGTGTGAAGGCTACGGAGCAACTGATGTCGCCACGTACGCCCATGTAAAGAACTACGCTGTCCGTAGTCCCGTGCTGCTTAGCTCGCAGCTCTGTGCAGCCGCCGTAGCGACTGCGGTTGACTGTTAGTCCCTTGCCTTCGGCTCGCAGTATGCGAGCGCAAAGGAGGAAGTTTCTGATGGCGTTTTTATTGGTCATGTTTTTCTAGGTGAATCATTACGATGTGATAGATGTCATTGAAAAGGTCTTGTGCATCTTCTGTCAATGACTCTGAGCCGTCGAAGTGGTCGATGCTCCATGTCGGGCGGTCGCCCATCTGGAGTTCGACTAGTTCTTCTGCCATGTTGCAGGCGGTGTGTATGTTTCTTGAGTTAGTGTCCATAGTTTATTATGCGTTGATGTCTGTAATGTAGTATTGAGTGATGCCACCTACCCAATTGTGAATCACTTGAATGTGAACCCCGTAACCGTAATAAAATGAAGTCTCGGCTAGTTCATCTTGCTTATAATCTCGCCACGTTTCTTCGTCGTTTCCGATTAGTTTTTGGGCGGCTTCTTTAGTTATTTCAATAGTCATAGTTTAGTCCTGTTGGTATTGTTCTAGTGAGCGGCACCCTGTCCGTACAAATAGGATGTCGAGGTAGGTTTCATCTGAGCTGCCATTAATTGAAGTAACAAGTGTTATCTCATCTTCGGTGCAGATGCCGTCATTGATTAGTGTATCGTATAAGTCCATAGTGTAGTTCCTCTGTGTGCCGCTGTACGGCGTTGTGTTAGGTTGCGAGTGCTAGGATAGCCCTGCTACCCAGAAAGCCCCCTAGCGGATGGCTAGGAGGCTGCTGTTGCGTGCCGTAGGGTTAATATCCGACTGAGTATGCCCAGTCTTCGATGCGGTGCAGGATGCTGTCGGGGATCTCGTACTGACGTGACCCACAGGATGTGGTGAAGTACCCTTGATCGAGTACGCAGGCGATGCTGCCAGAGCAGCTGCCCTTTGATATCCAGCCCTCCGTGCTTGGGTCGCAGTTAGTGTCGATCTCGACCTCGCAGTGATACCCGTTTATTATTTTTGTATGCTTTTCCATAGTTTGTATGCGTTGGTTAGGTGTTGCCGTTGATAATGTCGAAGATCGCCTGCGCACCTTGGAGGCGTGCTATGGCATCGGACACGGTAGGGTGACTAGGGTGATATCCTTGATCGCACAGTCGATGTATGTGCAGATCGTATTTGTCGATTAGCTGAAGCAGTCTGTCGTGCGTTGTATTGTCGATGTTGATCATGGTTTGTATGCGTTGGTTGTTAGTTGAAGCAGGATGCTTATACCTCTACTTTTAGGAGTGCATCAAGCACCTCGTATTCGAGCTGCTCCCAGACCTTGACGTATTCGCCGATCTGGTCGAGCGGTAGTGCAAAGTCGGCACCCTTCTCATGCTCCTGTTGGAAGTGAGCGACCCAGTCGCCTGCACCTTTCTCTGGCTGTACTCGACCGAAGTCTACAAGCTCGGTGAGGCTGTGCCCTGTCCAGTTTTTATGGTTCAGTACTTCGGATGCTGTAGGTAATTTGATCTTCATAGTTTGTCTTTGCTAGGTGTTAGTTGAAGCAGATGTGCTTTGCCCAGAAAGCCCCCCAGCTTGCGGCTGGGAGGCTGTTAATAACTAGGAGTTGACGTAAGGGTGATTGGCAAATGGAACCAACTTAATTCCATCGCTGTAGGACTCATGTCTGTCTAGGACATCGACCGTGTATTCTCTGCCCTCTACAATGACGTGGTCGCCGCTGTTGATGAGTGTGGCATCCCTGTATGCCTCGGATGCCCTTCTGCGGTCATCCGCTTTTCCCTCGTAGTCAGCGGTCAGACAAGCACCGCTTGCATTGACCCATGCTAGTGGGTGGCCGAATCCTATTGAACGCTCGAGAGCTTCCTCTGAAGTTTCCCACTTGCCGTGGTATCCTTCGACTGATCCGACTTTAAATACGGTCTCGTAGCGGTCGCTTGAAGTTTTTACTTGGTCGCCGTGATTTAGTGTAATGCTCATAGTTTGTATATATATGTGTGTTAGTTGTAAGCAGAATGCTTATACCCAGAAAGCCCGCTAGCGGTTAGGCTAGCAGGCTGTGGTGTTATTACAGTGTCGGTCTGTATTCGCCATATGGCGGCTGTCTATGCTGGGAGGATCCTTAGCCCTTCGTCATTGCGGTGCAGCTATGCGGTCGTATGTCCGATGCACTGGTCGGTGGCTTGCGCTGGTATCATGAGAGGCTCTCGGTCGGGGAACGACCAGCCAAGAGCCGTGAGGCACTTCTGAGGCTGGCAACCCCCCTCGGGGATGGCTCGGATGACTGGAAAAGAACGGTACTACATCAGCCATAATGTGAATAGATGGTGCACTGTCAACTCGATTCGAAATTATTTTAATCTTTTTTTCTCGGCTATTTTGAGACCAGTTCCCCGACTGCATCCATATGCTCCATAAGTCGTTGATAGACTTCTGTAAGTTGTTGATAGAAGTTCTGTAAGTCGTTAATAAACTTTCGTAAGTCGTTGATAATGCTCTAAAAAGCAGAAAATCAAATCGACAGCAGGGCACCTCACGTCCCCAGCATGGCCTCCGATTTTCGACTGGCACCTTACCCCTCGCCGCCGCTGCAAAGGCTTTCTGAGCGATATCGACCTTTGTTGAGATTCAGTCGCAATTACATTTTCCAGAGCTGTGGCACCCTGTAGCCGTCCCCGTTTAAGTAGATGCGCTAATGCTGAGAAGCAGCAGACAGCTGCGCTTATCTTAGAATACTGACATAAGACTTCCTTATCCTATTGCCATATCCCCGTAGCTATTACGAACACTCCTTAAGGAGTACAAGAGTCCCTAGCATCAGTTGTGCTTATGTAGGTGAAGTAGAGTAGAGTAGAGTAGATTTCCTTATGCTGTAATCCTTTCCCCTTCCGAAGAAGAAAAACTTATCTCATGCCCGAGCGTCCCGCCTTGATTAGCTGTGCTTATGCCCCCGAGCCGATGCCCTTGGTATTAGCTGTGCTTATGCTGGAACCTGCCGTGCCTTGGTATTAGCTGGGCTTATGGGAGCTGGGTTGCGGACTTACTATTAGCTGCGCTTATACTGGGGTTCTGCGGTGCCTTGCCGTGCCCGATCGGGGTAGCGTCATGTCCCTTGCGGAGGAGCCGTTGATGGGGGGAGGGGGTTGCTTTTAATTTTTAAGTCTGAATTGTTTATTCATAAACCGCCCCATAAAAAAATACCCCCCTCATAGCCCTATACCCAACCAGCTACCTGTACTCCTTAAGGAGTGTTGTTAAGTTATCCTTTGATTTTGGTTATACCTTATTTCTTTTGCCCTTCGGGCAAGAAACTCTTTAAGGCTTGGACTCCTTAAGGAGTATGCTTTGAGTCTAATGAACTATAAGATTGACAGTCAAGTTTTATTTTGATTTAATTTTTAAATGCTAGAAGAAGCTGACAATAAGGGGAAGCAAGCTTCCCCGTGCAATAAAGAGGCATTGATGAAGGAGATCCAAGGGGCCATCTGGGAAGTAGCCGACAAGAAAGAGATCGCTCAGGTGCGGAGTCTGTCTAGGCACAACCCCGAAAAGGTAGCCTCGATCCTTTATTTGTATAGTACTGGCAACAGCCAGACCAGGATTGTTAAGAAGTACGGGATAGACAGGGAGACAGTCATCAGCGTCCTGTCGGACTACACGGATCACCTAGGGAAGTTCAGGGACTTAAGCGGCAAGATTGCCGCAAAGAGTTACCTAAATCTGTCTAGCCTAGAGGAGGACCTTATTAACTCAGTGCGGGAAGACCTAGAGTCAGGGGAGTTAAAGCCTACAGTCAGGGACCTAAAGGAGATTTCTATATCGGTATCCAATGCAGCTAGGCAGGCATTCACTGCTCGTGGCGAGGCCACGCAGATAACTGAAGACCGCCAGGTCATTACACAGGAGGACTACGACGAAACAATCAAGGCAGCCAAGGAGAGAATCCAAAAACTTAAACAAGCAGAGGTAGTAGAAATAGATGAGCACTAAAGGAAGCGGCCCACGTAAGGGACACAACGCTGAGAAGCAGCGTAAAAACTACGACTGTATTGACTGGAGTAAGAAACCATCTGCACCTAGGACAGAGCAGCCCCGACCCAAGAGTAAATAATGCCGATTCAGTTTACCTCGCATCCGATTATTCATCCCCCTACGGATGAAGAGATAGTCCTGCTTGGTGAGCAGGACCCTAAGTTATTGGCTGCACTGCACGAGGCTCACGAGGGACGTATACAAGCAGCAGAGGAAGACCCTATCCGCTACGGCTTTGACCTAGCGGGATGGGACAGAATACGTACGGGATTACGTACAAAGAATGAAGTACTTGCACTAGGTGGCAACAGATCGGGCAAGACCACTGGCTGCGCCAAGATGCTAATGGAGGCCGTCACCGAAAGTATGGACGGGCATATCGTATGCTTCTCTCAGAACGCAGATACCTCTATCAAGGTACAGCAGTCCGCCGTATGGGAGATGATGCCCAAGGAGTTCAAGCGCAAGACCAAGAGCGTAGACGGCTACATCAACTACTCTATGCAGAATGGCTTCACGGCCTCTTCGTTTATCTTCCCAGATACTAGGACCCGTGTAGACTTCAAGACATACACGCAGTACAGTAATAACCAGACAATCCTTGAGGGCTTTGAGTTCGGGTTCAAGAAACCAGTAGGGTTGAATATCGGCGCATGGCTTGACGAATATCTAGGTGACGCTGCACTGGTCAACACCCTGCGATTCCGTTTAGCTACCCGTGACTCAAAGATGCTCATCGGCTTTACGCCGATTGACGGATATACACCCTTTATATCCGAATACCTCAAGAACGCTGAAACGTTAAAGACCCGACCCGCTGCACTACTAAAGAACAAGGCAGTACCTGTTGAGCAGTATAGCCCTGGCAGAGATGCAAGAGTTGTATACCTGCACTCAGACGAGAATCCTTTTGGGGGTTACGAGCGTATAGCCAAGGACCTAGTCAACCAGCCTGAGTCAGAGATAATGGTACGTGCCTACGGCGTACCAGTGAAATCAGCAAATGCTTTGCTTCCTTACTTCAACACAGAAGTAAATGTACTCAAGGAAGAACCGAACAAGTACAAGATGAAGTTCCCCGACATTTCGGATAAGTCGGAGTTCACCTGCTATCAGGTGGTTGACCCTGCTGGTGCAAGGAACTACACGGCTATCTGGGCAGGAGTAAATGAGCTAGGGGAAGTATACATCCGAAAGGAGTGGCCAGACCGTGGTACCTACGGAGAATGGGCGATATTCGGTGATCCCAAGTGGAGATATGGCCCTGCATCTAAGAAGGTTGGACTTAACGTAGAGGGATACTGCGAGCTATTTAAGGAGATCGAAGAAGACCTAGGCATTGAAGTAACCGAGCGCATTGGTGACTCTAGGTTCTTTGCAAAGGAGAATGAAAACAATGATGACCTATTTACTTCCTTCTATGACTTTGGTCTAAGCTTTATTCCGTCAAGCGGGGTAATGGAGGAGCAGGGCATTACTGCCCTCGATGATTGGTTTAACTATAACCCAAATGCAGGAGTAGACCTATCAAACCGACCGCTGTGCTACATACACGAGGACTGCGGAAACCTGATCGACAGCCTGATTAACTATAACTCGCAGGGTAAATCAGACGAAGCACTAAAGGATTTCTTTGACGTGATCCGATACCTGCGAATGTCCAACGGTGGAGAAGGTCCAGACTTTATGACTGACTCCTCTATGCAAGCAACCAGAACAAATAAAGGAGGATACTAATATGCCCAAGAAAAGATTAACAATAATTGCCAAAGAGAATAACCTAGAACTAGAATACCTTTCGGGGCTAGTAGAAAGTAAACTACCATCGGATACAGTCACTGGAGTTGGCAAGGGACGATGGATCAACGAAGAGGGACAGGCAATGCTTGAGAAAGCAATTGACATTCCTGAGCTTACGCCCAAGATCCTTCGTGGAGTCGTGCACTCAAAGGCTCCAAACAGAAGTTACCTGTATGTCTACATCAAGGAAATTAAAAAGAAAGTACCAGTGGTTATCCCAAGGAAACTTGAGAATCATTTACTTCCTGGAAAGAACGTAAACGTAGAGGTTATTACTGACAATGTAGGTACATCGTATCGCTATGTTAAATAAAAATGGAAGAGGATGACATAACTTTAGATCCAAAATGGATCGACGAGCAGGTCAACAGACTTGCTGGCTGGGAGTACCTTAATCGTTATGTTAGGCATCAGATTGACAAACCAATGCGTCCACAGGAATTATGTGATAAAATTGGAGTTTACAAGGGACATATCCACGACATAAGTAAATCAGTAAAAAAACAATTAAATGCAAAATAAATCTACCTTTGAAGCTTTGACGTACGTTGAGGATTCGCCAGACATTTCCGCTTTACGCAATGCCTACGACCAAACCGTCAATGAATTAGAAGCTTATTTTGATTTATGCCGTACTAGCTACGATGATCGCCGCAACTGGTGGCCAGGTAAAAGCCGTGATCACCGCAAGCACGGAGCAGATGCCTTCCCTTGGGAGGGAGCATCAGACACAGAGAGCCACGTTATCGACGAGCGTATTACCCGACTGGTATCTTTGTTTGTATCTTCATTAAATCGCTCAAACATTCGTGCCTATCCAGTGGAGTCCAATGACGTAGCACGGGCAGAGATTGTATCTTCCTTCCTTAAGTGGATGGTAACAAGTGGTTACATCCCTCGCTACAAGCGTGAAATGGAACTAGGTGCCAACTACTTACTTGAGCGTGGTCTACTTATCACTTACGTGGGCTGGCATTCAGAAGACCGTCAGTTCCTACAGAAGCTTACACTTGAGCAGATTGCAGAGCTAGACCCAAATATTTTTGGGGCTGTGCAGTCAGGAGAGAATGACGATGAACTAGTGTTCATGCTTCAAAACGTCTTTGATGGTGTAACAGATAAGCGAGCAAAGAAAGCACTCAAGGATCTACGAAAGTTTGGGGAAGCGGAGCTTCCTACAGTTCGCCGTCAGATTGATGCACCAGAAATTAAGACACTAGCACCAGACGGGGATTTCTTTTTCCCTGCTTATGTTACAGATCCGCAGCGTGCACCTTACTGCTTTTGGAAAACTTTTTATACGGCTCAAGAACTTGAGAACAAGGTAGCAACCGCAGGATGGGACCCTGATTTCGTTGAATATATTATCGAGCACTACAGAGGTGTTAATATAGATAGTGTAGAAAGAGAACAGGAAGGCCGCCGCAGTACTAGCTTGACCGATAACGCCTACGAGGCGAATGAACTAATAGAAATCGTGTATGCGTACCAGCGGTTGGTCGATCCTGAAGATGGTTCAGAGGGTATCTACTGCACTGTGTTCCATAAGGATTACAGTGGTGAAAACAATGAAGCCCCTGCATACGCAAAGCGTGAACTGCTTAATGGCTACGAGGACTACCCAGTTGTAGTTACAAAGCTGTCAGAAGACAGCAAGCGTCTATACGATACAACTACAGTCCCAGATATCCTTCGTGGTATCCAGAACCAAGTAAAGGTAGAGCGTGACTCCCGTATTGATCGCAACAGCCTAGCTACACTTCCTCCTATCCTGCACCCAGTAGGACAGGCACCAAGTGACTGGGGTCCAGGTCGTATGATCCCTTATCGCCGTAAAGGTGATCTGGACTTTGCTCCTACGCCCCCAGCTCCTGTTGGCTCAATTGAAATTGAGCAAACCCTGGAAGCTCTGGCTGACCGCCTAGTTGGACTAGATGAAGCCGATCAGATCTCCAGTGTACGCAAGCAGTTCTTGGTAGACAAGTTTTTGCAGCACAACGCAGAGGTTATGCGTATGGCGTATCGCTGCTTCCAGCGTTTTGGACCAGACGAAGTATTCTTCCGTGTAACTGGTATCCCTGATCCACAGGTAATGGACCGAGGTGACCCTGATGCAAACTTTGATATTACTATTAACTACGATGTACTGAACACAGATCCTAAGTCTCAGGAAGTTAAGTTAGCTCAGATGACTGCGCTACTGCAACTGGATCGCAATGGTCGTATCGACGTAGACAAACTACTATCTGTAATGGCTGGAGCCATTGACCCAATCCTAGCGGATTCTGTTTTGACTCCTGTAGAGGACGCACAGCAGCAGGTAGTCAAGGACGTAACCGATGATCTCACTAAGATCTATGCTGGCATTGAAATGCCTGCACGTCCAAGCGGTGGTCAGATTGCCATGCAAGTCCTTGAACAATACGGTCAACAGCCTGACATCCAGGAAAAGCTACAGAGTGACGAAGCCTTTGCGGGTCGCCTGCAAAAGTACGCAGGTCAGTATCAGTTCCAGATGCAACAAATGCAGAACGCTGAGATTGGCCGCATTGGTACAACTCCAGCACAAATGGGAGAAGTAGGCACCCAGGATATGCCACAATACTAATATGACAATTCAAAAAGACATTGAACATTTAAAGCGGCACGATTCGTTTAACCGCTTTATTGATCTAATCAAACAGATGCGGGAAGAGTGCATCGCAGAAATGCACGAGGTTCCCACTGATAAGCTACAGCAGTTATCAGGTCGCATACTAAGCTACGATCAGATTATTACAATGGCCGACTGGGCAGAGACTTCGTCCAGTGAATAATTTCATAGCATACATTTAGTATGCTATAATGCAAAACATAGCTATCGCTCGGCGTTGAAGAGTGGAAATATATGAATACAGAAGTCACAACGGGAATCGCTGAACCCGACAATACTACAGTGGAAAAGACAAATATCACAGCGGAGGATTTTGCGATCCAACGCTTAGGGCAGCCAACGCCTCAACCAAAAGAGCAAGAAGCTCCCGAGGTTGAAGAAGAGGTTACCGACGAAATTGCTAATGAAGAAGCAGAAGAAGTTGAGGAGTCAGTAGAAGATACTGAAGACGAAACTTCAGAAGCCGAATCAGATGAGCAAGTTCTTTCTCAGATTGATTTAGATGATATGTCCGAAGTGGAACTGCGGGAACTAGCTGATAAGCTAGGCAGCCGTGCAGTAGCTCGCTTTGGAGAACTCACAGCTAAACGTAAGGCAGCAGAAGAAAAACTTCAACAAATTGAAGCCCGACTTTCTGCCGAGCAAAACAATCCGCTTACACCAAAGAAAGAAGTTACCAACAATCCATTTGCTAATGTAGAAACCCTTGAGGATCTACAATCTAAGGCAACGGATGCTAGTAACGTTATTGAATGGGCAGAGGACATTATGTTCAATGCAGACGGATATGAAGCTGATGACGTAGTCACAGAAGTCGAAGGCAAGGAAATGACCAAGGCCGATGTCCGCAATGCTTTATTGCAGGCACGTAAAGCCCGTGACAAGTTCCTGCCTGACCGCCTCGAAAAGATCCAAGCAATAGAGCAAAGCAAACAGATGCAGGAGCACTTAACTGCTCAAGCTGAAGCTGAGCTTCCTTGGTTACAGGGCGAAGACAACGATACACGGCGTGAGTACCAAGCTATTATGGGTGACCCTAGGGTTGATACATTAATGGCTAACCTTCCGCCTGACGTTAGAGCACAAATGCCCTACCTGCTAGCGCACGCCGCTAATAGCATCTATGGTCGAAAAGCTGTAAAGAGTACAAAGTCTAATGTAAGACTTAACCCTAGCAGTAATTCTACACCTAGTGCTGCTGGTTCGGAAAAACCTGCTAGTCGTACAAGTAAATCAATCAAGAACTTAAGTGCTCAGTTTAAGCAATCAGGTGATAAGAGTGACTTCATTACTCTCAGAACACTTCAATTACAAAACCGATAAATTAAATTCTAAAATATTATGGCATTCTCAAATACATTCGACACCAGTAATCCTGGTTCCGCTGTTTCTAATCGTGAAGACCTCACAGATGTACTTACCATCTTGGCTCCCGAAGAAACTCCCGTTCTATCATCTGCTTCTAAGAAACGCTCCAGTGCTACTTTCACTGAGTGGACCGTAGACGCTCTCTCTGCTCCCAGTACTGCTGGTGTAGACGAAGGTGCAGACGTTACTACATTCACCGATCAGTTCGCTGGTCGTGCTCGTCTTGGTAACTACGTTCAAAAGTTTCGTCGTGACTTCCGTGTTTCGGATCTCCAAGAAGCTGTTGACTCTGTTGGCCCAGCCAAGGTTGCACAAGCTGAAGCTAAAGCCATTCGTGAGCTTAAGCGTGACGTTGAAGCTACCTTGATCGGTACACAAGATCGCAGCATTGAAGACGGTAATGGTACACCTTACGGCCTTCGTGGTCTTGGTGACTGGATCGATTCTGCTGGTCCTACCGACGTTCCTGCTAACTTCCGTACACCTGCTGCTTCGATCTATGACATCAGCACACAAGGTGCATTTGGTGAAGAAGCACTTAACGACATGATCTCTTCGATCTATCGTCAAACTGGTAGCAGCAACAACCTTATGCTTGTTGCTGACACTGGTCTTCGTCGTACGATTGCTGACTTCGCTCGTGTATCTGCTGGAGCAACTGAAAACATCCGTGCTGTCAACTACGATGGTAACAAGGCTGAGATCAAACTCTCTGTCGAGCTTTACCAAAGCGACCACGGCATCGTATCCATCGTCAACATGAACCCAGACACTGCTCCTGCTACACTTGCAGGCGGTACTGACTACAACGATGGTTACCTTATTAACCCTGAGTACTACGGTGTACACGAGCTGATCCCTATGGGTTCTAGCCGTCTGCCTAATCTCGGTGGTGGTGAGCGTGGATTTTGTGATTGCACTTTGACCTTGGGTGTTTACCATCCACAGGCTCACGGTAAGATCACTCAGTAATCCTGATTAAATTTCAGGGGAGGGGCTGGTCCGATCCCAGCCTCTCCCTTTTTTTAATTTTAATTTTTAATATGGAAGTAATTACAAAAGAAACTACTTATTCTGATGCAGAGATAGATGCTGCATTTATGAACGAAATCAAGAACGGATTTGCCCTAGAGAAACAGACTGAAGCGGCCCGTGTCAATCAGGCTCGTAAAGAAGCTACAGCAGAAAAAGGCAAGGTGCATCCTGTATTAGGACGTTGCGTTGCAACTATTCCGCACCGTGAGTACTTCCGACTTATTAAAAAATATGGACAAGAGACAGTGCACTCCAAGGAGTTCCTGACTTACTTCCAAAAGAATTTCTCAGACCTTACGCCAAACAAGCTATAATGCAGACAAAAACCTACAGCGATTTATATAATTTAGTGCAAGCACTTTCGGGTGTAGGTAGTTTCACCGCAGAGGAGAAGCTTAATATTTTACAGTTCGTCAATCGACGAGCATTTGAAGCGTATCGGACTAGCCCTAGCTGGCCCAGGTACCTAGTCATTGGAGAAGAGCGTACGCTTGGTACAGATGGACTTGTGCCCTATGCGCAGACTGGCCTTGATACTATTTCTGACTTTCAGCGTATCTATCGTAGTCAACCCTTTTTACGGAACTCAGTACTAGAGTACGAGTTCTATGTTGATTCAAATGGAGCGCACATCCTAAATATAGTTACAACGGATTCAACTTCTGCATTTGTAAACTATCAAAAAGAACTACCTACCTTTACCGAGGAATCCACAGATATTCCTTATGAGTTTTTCTTCTACCTAGCGCACGCTGCATATGCTGACTTCCTACGGATGGATGGCCAGACTGACAAGGCTATGACGGAAGAACAAGTTGCGGGAACTTACCTTGCCCTAGAGCTAGAGAAGATTGACCTGCGTTCAAATAACAATACAATTAACCAGAAGTTTTCAACTTACGTAAACCGTCAATCAAGATAGCACCTGTGCTATAATACAATTATGAGTTCATCCAGAAACAATACCCTAGAATTTTCCTCAGTTGGATCAGAAGCTTTTACTTCTGGTGGATCTACAACTGGTCAACGCTATGGAGCGTTGCAAATGATTAACGACACTATCTTTTCAGCATTAGTTGCTAGTAATGTAGATGGCATTTCCAACCTGCAAGGCATTACTATTGCAGCGGGAACCGTACTGTATGGTCAGTTCAGTGCCTTCACGATTACAACTGGAGTTGTGGTAGCTCACAAGTACTAGTATGTACTTGAGCTTAAAGAGTTCACTGGATACTAAATCGACCAGTTCTATTACTCCACCACCTGCACCAGTATTTTCAACAACTCTGCGTTTTTTCGGAGCAACCAGTGTATTGGGCGGAGCTGAATATCAGATGGGTCAGTTGTGGCACGATTTGTCATTTGGAGCTAATAATGTTTGTGAGCTTACCGTAACGAAGACCAATCAAACTACTGATGTCGATATTACTAATTTTAATGACACAGGAACTGTGCAAGCTGTGGGTCCAGCCACTTTTCAGGTACGTGCACTCGGCAGTCGGAATGGGGTTCCTAGCACTATTCAAGGAGGTAGCACTGAAGATAGTGTAGGTATCAATGGCGGAAATCCAGGTAAGATAGACATACTTTCTGGTAATGAAACGGAGAAGATTACTTTCGAGGTGCGTGACTTAGATCCTGAATTTTCTTTTATCGTAAAAAGTATTCGTGTTACACGAGCTGGTTTCGTGCCTGTAAATCAAAAACCTTCTATGGTATTAACGGATTTTTCTTCTGGCACAGCTAACTATACTCCTCAACTAGGCGGAACTAACATTGTTAAATTTGATGACTTTGGAACACAGGATGTAACAATTCAGGGTGTAGGTGCTGGCATAGCAGGAAGTTTCACTATTGGAATAACGGGTGCTGATAATACTTCTTACGGACTCCACAGCATTGAGTTTAATGTTACCTTCAGTTAAATAACGATGCACGACATTATTTACAAATCAACCATAGGAACAGGGGGCTTCATCGCTACTATCGAACTGGGTCACATTAACGAACTTCTAGGTCTAGTTGTGGGTCTTGCTACTCTAGTCTATATGACTGCATCAGCAGTCAAGGTAATCAAGGAACTCCGAGATAAGGATTAATATGACACCAGAACTATTAGCAATGCTAGGCGGGGGCGTAAGCGGCTTCGTAATGAAGATGATTGCGGCACAGGCCGACAACCAGGCTCGTCTCTTTGAGCGTATGATTGCTCGTCA